ACACCAGAGCAAGCAATTTTAGTTGAGTCTCCTCTTGATGCTGTGCGGGTTTCTTCTACAGGAGCAATAGGTGGTGTGGCTGCTTTTGGAGCACAAGTAAGTGAGTCTCAACTTAAGTTATTGCGTTACTCAGACATTGTGATTGTTGCTTTAGATAATCCTAAAGTAGATGCTGCTGGAAAAAAAGGATGCGAAGCCTTTTTACAAGGTGCTAAGAAACTAGGAATAACGGCTAGATTTTTTAACTATGGTTCCACAGGAATTAAAGATGTTGGGGACATGGACGACTCACAAATTACTTGGGGTATCGAGAATGCTATAGACATGATTTATGGGGAGAAGGCGTATCTCTAATGTTTACGGGCACTTTAAAACCTTACCAAGTTGAAGCCGTTGAACGTATGGCACAGCAGAAAAAAATGTTGGTTGCCTACGAAATGGGTTTAGGAAAAACCTGCATGACAATTGCAGCACTTGAAGAGTTACGAGAAAGAAAAGAACTTGTTCAACCTACCCTAGTAATTGTTTTAGCAAGCCTTAAGTATCAATGGGAGGCTGAGATAACTAAGTTTTCAAATGCTTCAGTTACAGTCGTTGATGGTTCAAAGACAGTAAGAACTAAGCAATACATAGATGGAACTTACACAGACTACATAGTGACTAATTATGAGTCTATTGTTAATGACTGGGATTTACTAAAAGGATTGTTATTTGACGCAATTGTTTGCGATGAGGCTACCGCCATAAAAGGTTTTCGTTCTAAAAGAAGCAAAAAAGTAAAAGAACTCGCATCAAAAATTCCTGTTAAATATGCTTTAACTGGAACCCCGATTGAAAATGGGAAGCCAGAAGAGTTGTATAGCATTATGCAGTTTGTTGAGCCATCTATGTTAGGTCGTTTTGATTTATTTGATAAGACCTTCATTGTAAGAAATCATTTTGGCGGGGTACAGAGATACCGCAATCTTCCATTACTACATGAGAAGATTAAAGAAGCGTCAGTTAGGAAGGCTCAGTCAGACCCTGATGTTGCCCCCTATCTACCCGCCACTATTCATTTAAATCCCCTAAAGGTTCGCTTAAGCAAACCTGCTAGAACACTCTATGACAAGATAAAAGAAGACTTAACAAATGACTTACAAGAAGCACAGTCTTTGTTTGGAGTCGGGTTCTCTTTAGATGCAATTTATGGTCAAGGACAAGCCTTTGGTGGACCAGCAGATGCCATGCGTGGAGCAATCATGTCTAAAATTACTGCTCTACGAATGGTGTGTGATAGCCCCTCTTTACTCGTTGATAGTTCTACGAAATACAAACTAAATCAAGGTTTAGGTGGAAGTTCCTACGCTTCTTATCTTGATGATGAAGGTTATTTAGAAAACGTAGAATCAGGTGCTTCTAAACTAGATGCTGTCGTAAATTACGTGGCTGACCACTTAGACACAGATGAACTGTCAAAGGTGGTTATTTTTACTAGTTACATTGGGATGTTGTCGCTGCTTCAAGATGCTTTAGTTGAAAAGAAGATTAAAAGCCGTATCTATTCAGGACAACTAAATGCAAAAGAAAAAGAAGATTCAAAACTAGATTTCCAAAACTCAAAAGAAGTTAGGGTTTTAATCTCTAGCGACGCTGGTGGTTATGGTGTTGATTTGCCTCAAGCAAATTTACTGGTAAATTACGATTTACCTTGGTCAGCAGGAAAGGCTGTTCAACGTAACTCTCGAATAAGACGTGCGTCAAGTAAATGGCCCTCCGTTATTATTCAAGACTTCTTAGTGTTAAACTCGATTGAAGAACGCCAGTTTGAAATGCTAAATCAAAAAAATTTAGTAGCAGATGCTGTCGTTGATGGGACAGGCATCAACACTAAGGGAGGCGTTGACTTAACAGTCGGCAGTCTTTTAAACTTTTTATTAAACGCAACTATTTAAGGAGAACAGCATGGCAAAAGCAATAGATGAGCCAAGAGACTTTCTTGGAGACGACAGCCTTGAAGGACAAGTAAAAGAGTATGCCTATCTAAAAGGTATCGTTGATGACGCTGAAAAACGCCAAAAAACTCTGAAGGAAAAACTATTTGCGTATATTGAAGAGAATGGTTTTGAGGACGGTAAAGGTCATTGGTGGTATGAATTTACTGAGCCTATCGAAGGAGTGAACTCTGTTCAGAAAGAGAAAAGAGTCTCTCGTACAAAGATTGACGACTTAGTTGCTGATGACATTATTGAAAAAAAGAATTTAGCAGACAGACTTTACAAAACTGTGCGTGTTGTTGACCAAGATGCTCTATGGGCAGCCTTGTATGAAGGAATATTGACTGAGGAAGAGGTAGATGCAATTTTCCCTCCTAAAGTTGTTTGGGCACTAAAGTTAAGTAAGAAGTAATCATGGCTGGATTGCGTAGCGATGATGAGATTGAAAAAGCCTTTGCAGACTTGCAATACAAGCCTGGCTCTAAACAAAAACGACGGGCTATAAATCCAGAAGTTTCTAAAAAACGAAAGGCTAAAGAAGAATCTCCTTGGGATTCTTTAGCAATAAAGAAACAACTGAATGGAAAAGAAACAGAAGTTTTCACGATTGGTGCTATGGCTCAAGCATTAGAAAAGAGCATCATTAGCATTAGGTCGTGGGAAAAACGAGGGTATCTACCGAGAGCACCTTATCGTTTGCGTTCTAAAACTCTAAACGGGGTAAAAGTTGCAGGCAATAGGGTCTACACAAGAAGGCTGATAGAAATAACTATCGAAGAGTTCTCCAAAAGAGGGCTTTTAGGCGTTTCTCGTGTAGAATGGTCTCAGCACCATGATTTAACTATTGCGATAACTTCGCGGTGGAAAGAGCATGTTGCTAACGAGAGTCAGTAGACCTCACATCCAACCGAGAGCGTAAGCCTCATAACCGAAAGAAGAACATGTCAATAACCAATCCAACAGTAAACGCTGCATCGTATTTAGATGTAGATAACGAAGATGCAACACCAAAAGTCGGAACAACCGTTCAATCTGGTTGGGATTCAGCCGATGCCCTATTACGTCAAGACACAACAGAGTTCCCAACTGATTTTAAATTCAGTGAAGAACCTCAACTTATTAAATTCCTAGAAGACGGTCCATTCCGTGTGTATGAACAGCACTGGATTGAACGAACTGGGAAAAAGTCATTCGTTGCTTTAGAAACAGATGACCCTTTTACTGATTTACTCGGTAGCAAGCCAAGAGCAAGATTTGCTTTTAACGTTATTGCTTTGAGTGGTGATACACACACCGTTCAAATCCTTACTGCTCCTCCTTCATTTGCACGTCAAATTCGTCGTGCACACGAAGACGAGAGAAAAGGACCTCTAAGTAAAGAGTTCTGGGAAGTTTCTCGAATGGGAAATGGTCCAACTACTCAATACACTTTAAATTATGTACGTGGTCGTGACCTTGAAGAAGAGTGGAACTTAACACTCGAATCAGTAAACGCCATTATTAAAGACGCTGTTTGTTTTACACCTGACGTTATAAAAGAAACACCTCGTGAAGAGATGTTGAAAATTGCCCGTGAAGTAGCAGGCGCATAACTTACTGAATAAGGGGAGTCTGTGCCGTCACACAGGCTCCCCACTTCTATAACAAGGGGCATTATGAACATTATTACTACGTCTACTGACTTATCCGAAATGGTTAACTACTACCTAAAGCAACCTGCGTTTGCTTTTGACGTAGAGACTGTTGGACCCGATGATTTTTCTCGGCTTCATCCAATGTTAAATGAAATTACGTGGATTGCGTTTGCTACAGAAGGACGCGTAGATGTTATTCCTATGGGACACCCAAACGGTGAGTTCCTACACTGGGATAAGCCTTTACTAGGTTCTGCACAAGCCAGAGCATCTGAAGGTTTAGAAATACGTGAACAAGACTTTTCAAAACGTGAAACAAGTTGGACTCCAGTATTTGATGTCCCACCAGAACAATTATTACCAGGAGAAGTTTTTGCAGCGTTAAAACCTTTAATGTTTAGCGACAAACTAAAAGTAGGTCATAACTTAAAATTTGATTTAAAGGCTATAGCAAAGTATTACCGTGGAGTTGTTTGTTCAAAGCCATACTTTGACACTTTGATGGCTGCTTTTATTATTGATAACAGAACAAAGAATGGCTTATCTTTAGATGCTTGTGCTGCTCGTGAACTTGGCATAGAAGTTACCAAAGGAATTGGAAAAGCCGTTGAGCGTCATTCTTTTAGCGATGTTGCTAACTATGCTGGAATTGACGCAGAAACAACGTGGAAGTTATACAAAGCCTATGAGCCTAAACTAAAAGACTACAACTTGCTTACAGTATGGCGTTTAGAGATGGACTTGCTGTTAGTTCTTGCAGATATGGAACTAACTGGAGCACACATGGATGAAAATGAGTTAAGTCTTTTAGCAAAAAGACTAGAAAAAGACTTAGTTGAGGTTACTGGAAATGCTTACAAGTTAGCAGGAAAAGAGTTTGCTTTGAACTCTATTCCAGAAAAACAAGCCTTGTTATTTACTCCTAAATCAGAAGGAGGACGAGGAATTAGACCTAATACTAAAATTAAGATTGCTTTAACTCCTAAAGGCTTAGAAGCCTCAAAGAAGGGAGAAGAGTTAACAACTCGTCATTACTCAACTAGTGCTGAAGCACTTGAGTATTACAGAGAAAAAGACCCTTTAGTTGCCGAGATTTTAAAGTATCAAGATTTAAACAAAATAATGACAACTTATGTAACGCCGTATACAGGCGGTGAAATTACTAGAACAACGGCGGGTAAGTCTAAAACTTCCGAAAAGCACAGTTTATTAGTAAACGGAAAAGTGCATACAAACTTTAAATCTCATGGAGCCGAGACTGGTCGTTTTTCAAGTAGTGAACCAAACTTACAAAACATTCCAACAGATGGAGCCTACGGTAAATTAATTAGAAATCTATTTATTGCTCCGCCAGGACATAAGTTAGTCGTTGCTGACTACTCACAGATTGAGCCAAGAATCATTGCTTCTTTTTCTAGAGACCCTGAGTTCGTGAAGAACTACCTCGATGGAGGAGACATTTACACCACTATTGGAGAACGAATGGGTGTAAATAGAAAAGCAGGTAAAGTTTTAGTTCTAGCAATTGCTTATGGAATTGGGCCAGAAAAAATTGCAGACCAACTTAGTTGTACTGTAAAAGAAGCACATCAACTTATGGATTTGTTTAACGATAGGTTTAGGGATATTAACCGTTACAGACATCAACTGATTCGGCTCGCAACACAACAACGCCCTATCCCTTATGTGTCTACCGTTCTAGGAAGACGACGCTACATCCCAGAGATTTTGAGTAAAGACCTTGGGCAAAAATCACGTGCTGAACGTCAAGCGTTCAACACAGTTATTCAAGGTTCTGCTGCAGATTTAATTAAACTAGCCATGGTTAGAGCACATTCTTGCTTTATTAATGAGCCTACGGTTAACGTTATATTGACAGTTCATGATGAACTAGTAACAGTTACTCCCGACGCATTAGCCGAACAAGTGGGCGAAGCGATAAAAGAATCCATGGAGGGGGTAAGATTGCCCGATATGGTAGTTCCGCTTATTGCGGATATGAAAATTGTAGAAAAGTGGGGTCAAGCCAAATGAGGTTCTTTAAGAAAAAGAAACCGTCTTTTGATATTGACGCTTTGAATGCAGAGATAATGTTTCGCATTCGTGCTTTATTTTTAGACTCTGGAATGGAAGACCCTTGGGGTATGAGCGTTATGGCTGGAACTTCTTTTACTAGCAAAGAAGTTGCTGATATGGAAGAGTTGGAAAGTAAACTTCGAGTATCAAAGATTATTCATTTGTTTCCTCTTTTGATTGCTCACGCTACAACTCTTTCAAAAGGAACAACGGAATTACAAAGAACTAAAAATATTGAAATGCAAATGCCAGAAGAGTTTTGGGATAAGTTAGAGGAGATTCATAAAGAAGTTGCTTTCTCTGCTATCTGTGGTTCACTCTCTCAATTAGTAGATTTACAGTTAATTTCAGTTGGACCAAGGAGGCCAAAATGAGTTCAGATTGGTGGGCAAAGAAACTACAAGGACAAGGACCTGCTGTTGGCAGACCTGACCCAACACCTCCAATGCCACCTTCTCAACAACCCATGACAAGGTATGTTGCTCCTCCAGTGCAACCCCCTGCTCCTTCTAAAGCACAAAGTGTAAATCAAACACAACAATGTCCAGAATGCAATTCAAACAACTATTTAGCGGTCAACGCAAATGTCGCACCTCGTTGCTACGATTGTGGTTATCCGATTTCTCAATCAGGAAGTCGTTACGGTTCTTTAACTGGAGCACAGGTAGAAGGCACTACAAAAATGGCAGCAGGTAATGACCTGGCTAACAATTGGAATCCCCAAGGGATTATAGGAAGAGTGGATTAATGAACGATGAAGCGAAAAAAATCGTTGCACAACTCAACAAGAAATTTGGCAACAACGTCGTGGTTTGTGCTTCTGACATTAGGGCTGACCTTATTCCTCGCATTACCAGTGGTTCTACTACATTGGATTACGTTATTGTTATTGAAACAAACATTATGGAAGAGGCTTATCAAGCAGTAATTGATTTTGCTGAATCTAAATCGGTAGATGCCATAGTAATTGATTCCCTTCCAGCCCTTTCTCCACTTCCTGAAATGGAGAAAAATATGGACGAGATGACGGTTGGTAGAGGTGCTCTACTAACAAATAAGTTCTTTAGAGTTGTTGGCTCTGCAATGAAAAGAAGTTTAGTTGAAGATGAAAGAGCAGTGCTTGGTTTAATTATTAATCAATACCGTATGAAAATTGGTGTGATGCATGGTGACCCACGTACTACTCCTGGTGGAGAAGGAAAGAATTACGCTTTCTTTACTCGTTGTGAGGTTAGAAGAGATGAGTGGATTGAAATTGGTCCAAGCGGAAATAAGATTCGTATTGGGCAAACTATCAAGGTTCGTAGTTTAAAAAATAAAACTGCTCCTCCGCAAAGAGTTGCTTACTTTGACTTCTATTTTGCCCCTGGCGGTGACTGCACTCCTGGTGAGTATGACTTTGCTAAAGAAATTGCAGCCATGTCAGTGGTTCAAGATATTGTGGAACGAAAGGGTGGCTGGTACTACTACGGTGAGAGAAAATGGCAAGGAAACGAGTCATTAATTGCCAGTATTAGGGAAGAAGTCGACCTAAAAGAAGAACTGTCCAAAAAGGTATTATCATTATGAAGTCTGAGGGACAGCGACAATCTCAAAAGCATGAAAAGCGTTTAGCCAAAAAAGTTGGTGGAACACGAACTGCTGCTTCTGGGGCTTTTTGGTCAAGAAAGGGAGACGTTCGGTCTAAAGAACTTCTGATTGAGCATAAGTGGACTGGTAAAAAACAGGTCACTATAAAATCAGAAGTTCTTAAGAAGATTACGAGAGAGGCAATACTAGATAGCCGAATACCCGTGCTCGGTTTACATTTAGATGGGGAGAACTACGTGGTTCTTCTTGAAGACGATTACTTGGAAATGAGAGAGACCGTTGAAAAGGAATCGTAAAGCATGGATGAACCGTCTTACACATGGCGG